GGCAATCCTATTAGAATTCCCCATATCAAAGTTAATACAAACCCTATGGTAACTAACTTACGTTTCATTTTCTAAACACACCTAGTTTAGCTAGTAAGTAAACTGAGAGTATTGTCCAGAAAACTACTTCTAATCCAACGTTATTCATGAACCTTAAAACAATTATTTTTTTCTCTACCTTCTACATATTTTTCTAGTACTTCTAACCTATCATGCTGTTTAGAAATTGCATCTATTTCCTGTGTAACAGCATCCATAATATTTGAGTGCTCACCAATACCAACAGGATTATGTAAGTAAACATCAATGTTGACTAGATGTTTTTTAATTTGTCCATTCGCTTCTGCTTTGAGAGCAGCGATCATTCTAGATTTCATAATAGTTATTCGCCTAATCTATGTATAACAGGTTTTTCATTCCTTAGAATGTTGTATAGTTCAATGTTTTCAGCACATGACACAGGATAAAATTCAGCATTAGGATCAAACCCATCATATCTTTTTGCCTGATTAATTACTATAGATCCACTCTCTCCTGATTGTGATCTATGGTATGTGCCACGAGGTATGATTAATGCACCACTGTGCACATCTAAACGAACAATGTGGTATGGATATTTCCATGTAGTGTTGACTAACTCAAAGGTTCTTTCTCCTGATACTACTCTGTTGTAATCATCTTGGAACCCATGAATATAGAATTGTTTTGCTCCTACACAATCATCTGGTGGTGATGTAGCAGCACCTGTATGTACTACAAGGTCACTAGCATTTGATTCATCTACAGAGATGTCATAAAAAATAACATCTTCTGTCTCACGAAACACACGGTGTTTCTTAAAATGTATGTCACTCATGAGTGCTCTAAAATCATTGAAACGAGTGTTGGTTTAATTTCCTGTTCAGTTATTTCTTTAGGAAAATTAATTTCTGTAAAGTTACCATCATATTTAATTTTCATACATGTGCTAGTAATTTCACAGAGTTCTACTTCTTGAAAATCTTTTATGTCTGTATAATTTTTTAAGTAACCATGAATAGCATCCATATGATCTTTATTCATATGACTACATATTCTTTTACTTGTTTGTTCTCTTATTGTATTCACAAATTTTTCTCCATTGCCTGCAGAAGTTCTGAAGCATGATGTAATTCATCATTAAGTATAGCACATATTTTCTCATCTGTGCCATTCTTTTCAATATATTTACCATATGTATCAGCAGCGTGTATTTCTACTTCGTATGATAAATGATAAGCAAGTTTAGGAAACAACCAATAATAAACTACGTTAACCCAATAGTATAAAAGCACAAGGTGTCTAGCAAGAAAACGATCTACCCAATAAGCATTACCACCTTTACTCTCCATGTATTCTAGATGCTCTGTTTCATTAACTGATTGATCAAAGTGTTCTCTCATCAAATACAGATGATCAGGACCTCGTAGTCCCATGCTTTCTCTAAAATGTAACACACTCAAAAAAGCAAAATAGGGTGCACGAGCTATTTCCTCAAGCACCCAAAAACGTTGATAGTCTCTACCTTTGTAGAGGAAATCTAAAATTGCAACAGTGATGTTTAAAACAACAGTGTTGATGGTTTTCATTTTACGTGTACAACTCCTTTCATTCCTGCACCTGCGTGTGGTCCGCAGTAAAAATCATAATCTCCCACTTCTGTAAATTCAATATCAAACTCTTCACCTGGCATCATAGCAAGTGCATCGTGAGATAATTCATCATGACCATCAATAATAACATTATGTGGTGGTAACATGTTGTTTACAAAGTGAACTGAATCACCTGCATTAATTGTAATTTCGTTTGGTTCAAACGCTAGGTTACCATCGTAACCCATCTGAACATCGACTGCCCATGCAGGTAGGGCAAGGAATAATGTAACCAAAAATGTAAAAATAAATTTCATACTTTTTTTCTTCGTATTTTAATTATTGACATAGCTGCAATTAATCCTAAAACAACACCTAGTGTTGCAACTGCAACTGCTGTACTGAATACCATTTCTGCTGGAACAAAGGGTTGTGTTTCCCATGTACCAGGTAATGTATACACAGATGGTTTTGAAACAAAATATACAATTAAATTAGTCAAGGAATATGTCATTTTTTTCTGAATGTTGATCTCTGTAAACTCTGAGTTTATGGATTAGATCGTCGTATTGTTCCCACATCCATTCAGAACCAGTATAATTCTGATAATTTTTACATGCTTTTATAAGACGTGTAATGTCACCGTTATTTAAACGCATATCATATCAAAACTCATTATTACTTATAGTTATATTATACTATAAATTACCATCTTAACAATATTTTTATAGTATTGTTAGCAATTCCAAGCTCTTAGTGATTTGTTAATCCTGCTATCAGGATCGCTGGCTGTTTTCTTTGAAGTTAATTTCTTTTTCATTCCTTTCATTCTAGCGCAGAATGATGCCCTACGGGGGTTTCCAACCTTTTTGCTTGGTGCTTTAAGGTCAGATCCAGGATTTTCTCTCTCGTAAGACTTCCTTCCTTTCTCGTTAAGTCCACCTTCTTTGTTTTTGCCAGCCTTTTTTGTCCAGGCTGCACCTTCTAAAATCTCGTATTCCTGTTTGGCAGTCTCAGCGAGACTTTTAAATTCTTTGTAGCTTCTCATACCAAGTCAGGGTTTACAAATCTATTTAGCGTTTTCCACCGCCCATTTGTTTTAACATCTTCTGTAGTTCTGATGTAGAACCAACAAACATAGCATTATTAGTAACATTTTTAGGACCTTTTGCTTCTTCATCAAGGTCTTTCATTTTCTTATGTAAGTCTTGTAATTTCTCTGTCATGTCTGCAACGTGCTTCATTGCTGCCACAGCAACTTCATATGCTCTAGGGTGCCCACTTTCCTGTGCAACCTCTAAGGCACCTCTGACCGCCTCCTGACCCTGATCTATAAGACTATACAATTCTCCGCGTGTATATTCATAGTCTTTTTGCTGATCATCATCTTTAGATTTTACTTTTGGTAGATTAGGTTTATCAGCAGGTTCTACTTCCATGTTAAGAAGTTCTTCCATGTTGTCTTCTAGGCTACTCATAAGAATTCTATTCCTTCATTAAATCCAAAGTCGTCACCAGCATCGACCAATACATCATCTGCTGCATCAATCTGACCGTCTTGATTGATATCTGTTTTTGCTTTGGGTGTATATGTTCTTGTAATAGTTCTACGGTTGACTGCAGCGTCACCAAGTGTCTCATGTATGATTGCTTTCTTGATAACATCTGATGTATTGTAAGGACCGTATAAGTAAGACTTCATAGTGAAGTTCAACGTATAAACGATATATCTACGTTCGTAGAAACTATCGTCCCACGCATCTTCGTATGTAACGTTATTTAATACAACAGCGATATCTCTTTTCTCATTCATGTCAGGTATCATGTTGAGAGTAACACTAAATGATGGTTGAAAATATGGTAAGATTTGCTCAGTAATCTGCAAAGCATCGTCTTGTGACTTTGCCATAACACCAAGTTCAAATGATAAGTTATATGGAACAGGAACGTATTGTACTCTTACCTCACCACCATTGCCATCAATGATAGTTTTGTACTTTTGAATTGGAGATGTTTTGCGAGTAGGATCGTAATCAATACTCGTCATTTCAAAATACAATCTAGGTAAAGTAATTGCTACCTTTCTAGAACTTGCGTTTTCTTCTAAACGCACAATAAATTTTTGTTTAGGACCATATGCTAATGGTACTTTTATTTCTTCTAATACATCACCAGTGCTTGGATCTGTGCTCTTCATTGTAATATTATTGAAGAGCGTACCAAACGCTATAATGTTCTTACGAACTATTTGGTTGTAAAAATGATTACCTAACATTATATGCTACCTGTAAAATTACCAAACTCACCGAATGGATTAGTTTCTGACCAATCGACTACATTGTCAGCTTCATTCTCTATTGCTCTGTTTTGATCGTACTCACTGTTTGTATTTTGTAATGTGTCGAAGGTTGATACAACCCATACAGCACTACTATCATTACCAGTAAGTGATTCATTTGCTGCAAATGTTCCAGTTCTATTGATTACCTGTAGTATTCTTGTAGAACTATCCCATGACTTAACTTCTGCTGTTGTAGAAGTAGTACCACCAGTAACAGTCTCACCAGCAGTAAAATCACCTGTACCACCAACTCCCATTGTAAGAGATATAGCAGTATCGAACAATTCTTCTATAGCATCTATCTCTGCAATACCAGTAGCAAGATCGTCTGAACCAACCTGATATAGTTCTGCGGTGATTGCATAAAATTGTATCTTACCAAACTGGAAGAATGGTTCTTCCTTTCCAACATACTTAATTTCATACAAGTTTTGTGTGAGAGGATAATATAAAAGGTCTCCCTCATTAGGTCTCTCAGGAACTGTAAGTTTTGCAGCCATACTATGTTCTGCTACTTCTTCTTCCCATCTTTTCGTAGACACACGAAAAATTATCTCGTCTGTAATTTGCAAACCAAACTTACTTACGAATTCTGCGTTATCTCCAAAACCCATGACGTTTACAAGAAACATCTCAATTTGGAATTGGTCTTGATACTTAGTGTATCTAACTTCATCCAAAGTATTATCCGCTAGAATCGTTTTTGGTAGATAATATATATCTGAACCAAACAATTTGATTTGCTCATCCACGAGATCTTGTACGAGATTCTGTTCTCCACTGTGACCTTGGTGGTAAGTTGGAAAGTAGGGACTGGTAGGCATTTTATCCGATCATATCCATTGGTGGTATAGCATACTTACTGAGAACCTCACTTTCGATTTTCTCAATTTCTGCTACTGCGTCCATATAAATTTCTCTACCATTAAGTGTTACACCGCCAGGTAGTTGAACGTTAGTATATTTGATTAGATTCATACCCCACTGTCTCTTCATAAGAGCAGTAGCATACTTTTTAACAAACATATCGTTGTTCATTTCTGTAGCTTCCGTAGGATCTATAAGACGATGACACTCAATTAGGATATTAGATCCATTTTTGAGAAAATCTTTGTCAAGATCCATGTAAAGACGATCACGACGTGCTGTAAATCTAAACTGTTGGAATGAACCATTGTTCAAAACCATATCTAGAGTTTCTAGATATTGTTTAGTCATAAAATAATTAAGAATATCAAGTGATCCAAATGCATATAGATCATTCAAGAATAACTGATACTCAACACCAAAGAGATTAGAACGAATTGAATTACTAACAAGACCAAATACTCTAGTAATACCAACTACATGATCAGGAATAGGAATGAAGTTTTGCGCTTCTTTCCAAGTTCCAACTGCAACTGGGGCTACACCACCATCTTGAGCTATAGTAGTAGTGGTTGCTGCGAAACGAGTTTTATCATCTTCAGTAATTTCGTGATATAAGTATGCACGCTCCATCCCATTGTAACAGTTCTCTTGAAAAAACTGATACGTGTCGTCTATTACGTTGTTGACCTGTTCATCATCTATATTGACTTGCAGCACAGGTTCGCCAAGTTGTCTCTTAGCATACGTAATTAATTCTGCTCTTGAACTTGGAGATGCCATTACATACAAAAAATCCCTTCATACTATTTAGGAAGAAGGGATTTGGTATTTATTGGACTGTAGGATCAATGCTTGACGGAGCAGTATCAGGTGCTGGTTCGTCTTTCTTGTCTTCTAAAAGTCCGATAGTTTCTAGACCACCTTGTAATTTAATTTTATATTCTGTTGCTTTCTTGAGATTTTCTTCTAATTCTGAAATTTGCTTTTCAGTAGTAGCAATTTGCTCCTCAAAATTTTTCTTCAGTGTTGCAGGATCCATAGTTTTGAATGATGTAGTATGATTTAGTTATATTAGAACTCGAATAGTTCTGGTTCTTGATAAAGTCCTTTTAATGTAATTGGGTAATGCCAATCTGATGGAGTTTTTGGCCAGTCAACAGATGATCTGTCGATTCTTTTATAATCACTATCATCCATTCTAATATCTTCCCAATTAGTTTTTTGAGGTAGATCTCTCAATGCTTGCATATAGTCTTTCCAATCTTGTGGAAGTTCTTCTCCCATTGAAAATGCTTTAACTACACGCCAGTTACACATATCAAGTTCTTTATCACGCTCTCTTCTAAGGAGACGCATTGGTTCTTCCTTTGATTTTTCGATGCACCAAGCTTCAAGATCTGCTTCATTAGGACGAGGAATATTATCATCCATCCAATGAAGGATTTGTTTGTCATCTTTAGTTAATTCTACTTGCCATATTGCACCAGGATATAAAACCTGTAAAGCATGTGACCAATCGTAGTGCATTACTAGTGCCATTTTATCTAAAAACTCCTTAAGTATTTGTATTTATGAGATTAACTTGCATAGCTTCCTGGAGTAATTTCCATCGCTGTCATAACAGTACAACCGTTTTCATAACTGTTGTTACCACCACCGTTTGATACACATCTATTTAGATAAAATGTATACGTTCCACCTGAGGAAGAACCAGTAGCAAGAGTATATACGGTTTCTTCTCCTGCTTTTACGTCGTCATCAAAAGCATTAATGTACCAGTTTGACATAGTAGAAGATTGGTTTCTATCATACCAAGCACTGACGTAAGAACCCCATCTTTCATTAGTTTGAGTTGTAGTTTTAAATAGTGTGCCATTTTTCATTATTCTAAATCCATTATCTTGATGGATTTCACCAGTGCACATCCATTTTAAAACAATTAAAGAACCAGTAAATTTAGGTGTAATTGTAACAGCAGTTTGTGGTATATCAACTTGTCCATTATTAGGAGAAGTAAATGTAGTTCTAGTGTCAGTTCTTGCTACTGCCATTTGAACTGGGGTTCCTCT